CTCAAGTTCTGTCCGATCACAAAGCTCTCTTTGTGTCTGACCATGCAGTCCACTTCCTGAACAAACCGGACCCAAGTCTGGTTCGTGGTGAAAGCTGTCGAAGCTTCCTGTGAGGCCATGATCGAAAGACCCTGCCACACACCCACGATCATTTCGGACCAGTTACCGAACACGATTTCCGTCTCATCAGGAGACGTAGTCGTATCGATTGCCAGGTTGGTCGTGGTTGCGAACGGATAGCCGATGAAGGAAGCCAGGTGGCTATTGGTCAACGGCGAAGCAACGTGCCCACCGAAACCATCTTCCGCAGCCGCACCGTAGCGAGCTTGCTGCAAGTACCGCTTGACCCGAGGATGGAACGCATAACCGAGTTTGCCACGGAGAGCGTTAGCCTCTTCGACCTTACCTTCCAGGTCATACAGCGCATTCCAGATCTGCACTTTCTTTGTCAGAGAGACGAGGTCCACAGTCGGGATCGAAGGCACGTTGTACAACCCGAGAGGCTGTGCATCCGAACCGGTTCCCTTCAGGACCGCTTTATCGATCAATTCCGCAATCGCGAATGCAACGTCCTGACGGATCATTGCTTCGATGGACGGATTGCTCATGCGAAGTAACCGGTTGGTCACCTTCACAATGGCTCCGCACATATGCGGCTGAAGCTGTTGCTGCTTGAGTGACAAATCGGAAGCCGTGAGGCCGCTCGCATTGTCTTCACCCAACCAGATCGGGGTTGCCCCGCCAGCCTGACCAGGAACTTCTACCGGAGATCCAACCAACCCATCGATGTAAGTACATCCGAGTTGTTTGGAGATCAGGTTCGCACGAAGCAACTCGATGAAATCACCGAGCGCCTGAACCGGCACAACGTACCCACCAGCCGAGTCAACTTCGGTGGACATCGTCTTGACGATGCCATCTTTGTTGCCCTTGGAGGTCATTTGGAACACTTCTTTCTCGAAACCGGCTTCGGACCAGTTACGAGTGACGATTGCATTGACCGCACGCATGAGTGAGAACTTATCCTTCTCAAACTCCAAACCAGGAATCGAAGTCAGCTTGCTCGTCGAAGGAGCCGCTTTCTTGATGCCGTCCAACTCAGCTTTCATCGCAACAGCCTCTTCCTGAAGCTTCTTGATTTCGCCGCGAAGCTCAGCAACAGACTCACCAGCGGCAACAGCCTTCTCAAGCTTGCCGTTCAACTCTTCTAACTTCTTCATCAGTTCTTCCATCGTCGTTCTCCTCCTCATGTGCCGGTCATGGACCGGACGATTGATTACGAAATTCTACTTACCCCGAAGGTAAATTTTTTTATTTAACCTTCTTCGTCATCGCTTCCAACATCGAGAACACTTGCTTTGCAATATCACCAGCGGGACCAGGGATCTGATTTGCCGCTGCCGCGATCTCCGAAACGTTGGGCGCTGACTTCGTCTGCATCTGAGTTTGCAATGTGGTGAACATTCCCTGAATGCTCTCCATCGATTTCGCAGCCGTCTCCGAAGCCGCAGACTGTGCCTTGAGCAACGTCTCTAGTGCTTCGATTCGCTTGGTTAGTGCTGCGATTTCTTCTTTCATCGCGTCCTCATCTTCCTCGGGTGAACTACCTACAGTATTTACTTGTACTTGATTTTCCGTAGGCATGTCAAGCGTTGCTTCAAAACTTTTCGACATATACTCTTCGAACTCGGCTTCTGTCACCGCTCCGCTCTTCACGGCAGTAATCAGCGCCTTGCTATCCGCAGGAATGGCCACCACCGAAACTTCCAGCAATTCCAACTTGTTATACTTCCGACCGATAATGCGTTCATCGTCGTCTCGGATCCAATCTGCCTCGATAACCCGGGCTCCGATAGAGACCCCTTTCAGGAATCCTCCCTTCACGAGTCGGTACACCGTATCCGCGAAGGCATACGTTTCAGCGTCCGCAAATTCGAACGTCATTTCCAATTTGCCGTTCACCACGCCCATATCAACGGCTTTCGCAATCGGCAAACCATAGTGATCGTGGCCGTACAGCACGACAGGATTTTTCTTGTAGTTCCCAAGATCGATGCCATCTACTTTCACAATGTCTCCTTGACGGTCACCTTTTCCTGATGCTGCAGTCACACGAATCTGACGCTTCTCAGCGAGCGAGGAATCGCCTTTGAGAATTTCGCTTGTGAGTAATTTACGAACTTTCTTTTCCATGATTACCTTCCTTCCGGTTTACCTTTGGGCTTATCACTGCCATCACTGCCTTTCGGCTGTGGAGGCGCGGCAACGATGATCTTGCCGCTTGCATCGACTTGATTGACGGTGGACGTGAGGTACGACACATTGCCGTTGGGGAGATCCGGCAGATTGAGTTTCAATCGCTTGTTGATAATGTTTGCGGGATACCCCATTTCAAACATCTTGCGAGCGATATCCATCTTCTCATTCAGGTCGCCTTGCAGAGCTTCGATATCGGTGAGATCGAAGTCTCCAAAGACTTTGCCGGTACCAGTCACGCTGAAGAGTTGCGTGTACATCACGTACTCGATCAGCTTCATTTTCGGGATGAGTGTCTTGACCCAAAACTCTCTCGCTTGTACTTTTGCAACGGCGAAGTTCACATCGTCCCAGATTCCTAGTTCAAGTTTCGGAACCTTAAAGCACGCGAGGATCTCATCCCGGTTCCATTTCTTCTGATTGAGAAACTCCATGTCCTTCTGCGAGGGCACCAACTGTTTATACTTGGCTCCCCCTTCGAGGACCGCGAGCATGTGCGCCTTCGACACACCCTGATGGTGTTCGAGGAACTGCTCCTTCATGCGATTGAATTGTTCGTCGGTGAGATCTTCTTCAACTTCAATCACACCACCCGGGAGGGCAGAGTTGGAGAAGAAAGCTTTGTTGTACTCAGAGGCGAGCGTATCTTGGTCGATCCCAAGTTGTGCCGCTTCTAACGGAGCCAGCCCACGAAGTTTGTCGTACGGGTTGAAGAGCTTGAAGTAGCACACTTCCCACGGCTCGAAAGGCATATCGATTTCTTCACCCTGCTCGTTCTTCGCTTTCACTGACCAGCCGATCAGTCTTCCTTGCTTCGTGAGGCGTGCCGTGAAGACTTTGCCGTTGAACGGCTCAATCGCAGTCGGCATCTGCGTCTGCACTTTGCGGTCGAGCACCCACATACACTCGCCAAAGTGCAGCAGGTAAATGACAGTCGCTTCGAAGAGTTGTTGCTGCCCCATCAGATCGTTGGGCTTGTCAAACAACTTGACCCAATTCTTGGAGTCGGCTTCGCTCGCCTGTTTCTCTCGACTGTTCTTCCACATCAAGGGCGTACCAGCGATATTTAAAGCGACGGACTCTATTGCACCCCGAACCCAAGCATGCTTGGCGTAGGGGTCTGTGACCCTACCTTTTCCGAGGATTTGAGTCAGAGTCGTACGTGTCGTACCCAAAAAGGCGAAGTCGCTATCACTGATGCGCGGGATGACGGGAATTGATTTGAAGGCTGCGCCCAGGTGCCCCCAAAAGCCTACCGGATTCTGCTTAGCCATAAATAAATCTCACTCGTGCTTGTTTGCGTTCAACGATCAACCAAGTGAGTGCAAACACCAAGGCGTCCACTCGGTCGGGTGATTCACCCTTCTTCGCCTGATCTTCAGGATTGAAGGTCACCATCTGCTCTTCTAGCTGCTCGAAGACCCCACAATGCGAAATACGATGCTGCTCGTACAAAGCACCTACCGGCTCTGCTCGAAGACGCTTGCCCTTCGAGGAATGTAACTTTTGGAACTTCACCGCGAGGCCACCCTTCGCTTGCCTCAACGTATGTTCCACTAGGTCACCACCATTATTGATTTCACCTAATACTCTATCTGCTTTCCATTTGTGGTACAAGTGGATTGCGACTTCGGCCCACTCGTTTGGCTTGTAGTGACCGGACACATCTTCGAGCACGTCGGCATATTTCGCGTCGTCATAGCTTCCACACACCACAATGCCCGTCTCGTTGGATCCTTCTCCCGCAGAAACGGCTGGGTCCACTGCAACACATACGCGATCATAATCGTCAACAGGCTTCGGACCATCTTTCCTCCGCATGATGTCGGCTTCGCGAAAAATCGCGCCTTCGACAGCGTCCAGATACATCCCTTCAATTTCTTGCTTCCCGAGGCGAGTACCTTGATAGCGGTCCAGAATGGCCTGAATGAAGGTGTCAGGCAGGTTTTTTCTGTTGTCGAGCATCGACCCGCGAGTAATTCGGAGTCCCGGCAGTTTCATTAACCTCTTCACAAACGGTGTGGCTTTCGGTGTCGTCGTAATCACCGTCTGTGGACGCGGACCAAGCCGCATGCCGAACTGCAGCATGTCCCATGTGTCGGGCTCCTTCCATGACGCGATCTCGTCGCACCACGCAATTTCGTGTTGAGGGCCACGCAACCGGTCGGCTTCCTCTGCAGAGTACATAATGGCCTGGGCTCCGTTGGGCCACATCAGCCGCCGCTTCGACGGCTCGTACCTCGGCAGGAAGTCGTCAGGACAAATGCTCACCAACCCACTCTCACCGCACGCCATGACATCG